TGGGGTGTATGCTCTGCTGTCGTGTTAGTCTCTTGATTATCATTCCATTTTTCAGTAGTGTCGGCTACTGTTTTATGAGGATGCTCTAATTTACCGCCGCTAACCCCAGCATGTGCAGCATGGGCTGCCGTAGTTGAGGCGCTAAAACTATGTGTGTGAGAGGGGTCACCACCAGATCCTGTAGTTCCAGATACGGAGATACTGTGGGTAGCATGAGTGCTCAACAATGCCGCAACTTGTGCTGCAGTGTGAGCGATATGATCTGGGTGGTTAGAGTTACTAGTTATAGGTAAACATGCTTTAGCCCAGCCTGTAACCTGTTGTCCTGTAGGTCCTTGAACCTGCACTTGAATTCTGCTTTTATTAGCTGGGTCATCGACACTAGTAACTTTTGCAGAGTAAATCCCATAAAATCTAAATCTTCCTTGAGGATCTATACCGTACTCTAAATCATAAGACATTTACATCCCCCTTTGTCGTCCATTTTATTACGTTAGATGTGTTTTTTGGTATAGGCGAGGTTTCAGAGTACACCCCTAAATAGATATCAGCGGGGGTGGAGTCGTATGGCGCAACTACTGATACAGTAGGAGATATCCCTGAAATTTCAAACAGCTGTGTAGAGTTAATCATTAAAGGTACATCCTGTAGTACTGTCTCTGCTACTTTTAAGGATTGCCCAGAAAGCTCAGCCTGTACATCTCTCACATCAGGATTTGTGCCAGCAGCGGGGTTAGTGTCTCCCAAAACATCTGTACCCACTTCGACCTCCATCATGTATTTCATAGCCATTCCACCAAAGATATGTTTTACGGCTAATACTGTCCAATATCCTGACATACCGTTTGATAACCCCTCTAAGTATATAGGATCATACGGTCTTACAGAAGCCACTCCAACTAGAGTAGCTTTTGCTCTGTATGCATATCGTCTAGAATTGGCAAGGTCATTTGCAATGTACTTAGAGTCTGTAAGGCTTGTGGCTACTTCATATACGTGATGTTGTTCAAAGGTGGCCTCAGAGGCTACCCCCGTTTGGGAGTTAGAAAAGGTACTCATTCAAAGTAGTCCTCTCCAGGTACAACAATACCTTTGCTATCTGTATCAAGTGCTTTATTAGGGTGGGTAGTTTTCATAACCTCACCACTCTTCTCATTAATACCAGAAATGACTCTATTTACTTGCACTCCCATTTCTGGAGAGTTTTCTGCAAGGTAAGGAGTAAATTTTAATAAGGTCCCAGTGGCCCTATCCATTTTTGTATTAGCGCCTAAATCATCAGAGTTAACGTAAAAAAAGTATGGAGCAGAGCTTCTTTTAGACTGAAAGATCTTACTTTTAGTGCTAAAAATAATAGTAGTGTTTTCTGCTCTTAATGCAAACCCGGTTTGTTTTGCAAGACGACGTAGAAGCTGCCAGTCACTTTGACCTGATTGAACAATAGACTTTCTTATTCTAGGATGGCGCTGTGTGCTAGCTGTCATACCGTGTTTTGCCGCAATACTCTTTACGACCTGATCTGCAGTAACATTTTTGTAAATCTTTTGTTCTGTCTTTTTTAAATAGTATGAGGCCGCTATACAGATAACATCTGTGTTATTTGCCATAGTGGTATTCTTTTGGTCTACAGAATATACATATCCATTAAAGGTGTATTCATCAATAGAGTTACTGAAGATAAACTTTACTGGGTCACCTTGTACTATGCTAACTGCTGGGTCACTTGGCTTACCTTTAAAATGTAAAATTAACCGGTCGTGTTCCTCAGCTGCCTGTATAAGCTCAGCATTTACTAATCCCATATCATAGATTAAATCTGGTGTTTTTGGGAATATTGCCTCAAAGGTACTGAACTGGGATTGTTCTACATACGTTGGGGTAAAGGACTCAGTATTCTCAGGCATAACGTAGTGTTATCCTTGTCCCTGGTTCTATAGAAAAAGGATCAGTTAAAGTAGGGTTTAATTCTAAAATCTTCCACCAATACTTTGCCCCACCCAAATATTTTTCTGCAAGCGCCCCGTAGCTATCCCCATCTTCCCATATATACAACACATAGGGAACGGTTACGCTTTCTGGAAATTTACGGTACACGGCAATAGTAGGCAGGCCTGTATATTTATGTTTAGGTTGTGCTAATGGTCCATCATAATATCTAGATACTCTTTCTATCATCCTGTAAACCCTGTCTTAATATAGTTAGTAAGTGCTTCCTTTGCATCTCCAGTGGTATTAGTCTCTGGGTATCTAATAAAGGAAAGAGTAATTACAGTAAGCATAGGGACCATCTTTTCAGTAAACATAACGTGGTTTACTGAAAATCCTGATAAAGAAGCTTTAAATATCATATTGTCATGAAGCTGTAACCAAAAAGGCATTCCAGTTATATAGCCATAGTCTGCAGTTTGTGCTGTGGCATCAGATAGTAATTTAGTTCCGCTTTTAGGGTTGCCGTTTACAACTCTATATAGGTACTCAATATCGTACTCAGTACCTCTTGTTAATAGTCCTTGTCTTTGCTCAGGAGTTATTTCAATACCTGGGTAACTAGCTTGATAGTTATCAGTTTGCAGTGTGCTCATGTCTGCAATACGATTTAAATATAGATCAAAAGTAACAGAGGTATTGCCACCAAAAAACTTTCCTGGGTCCATAGGCGCTACCAGCCAGTCAATAGAGCTATCAATACTAGTGCTATAAGTAATAGTAGTAGGGTTATAGCAAAATCTAAATCCCCATAGTTTATCTGGTGTAACAGTAAAAGTGCCATTACTTTTTTTAAGCTGCGTAACATTTTTAATGTTTAAAGCTTTGGCAGAACTAGTAGTTTGATAAATTTTTCCTAAGTTATCACTATACTTAACTGCTGTTGCTAAAAGAGATTTTTGTGAGGGAGAAAGAGGAGATTCTGTACTTAGTCCCGCAGTTACATAAAATGTCACCCCTCTAGTAGAAGAATGATTTGGTGGGTTCCAACGCCCAATATTAACTCTTTTATCTGGAAGCGTTGGGGTATCTGTATTAACATAATCAACTAAAGGGGTTTGATCGGTAGTGGCTATTACGTACTCTTTTAGGTTTGCCTGAGCTTCTTTGTAGTACTTTCCATCAGAAGCTGGGAAAGTAGCGTCTACCCCAATAGTTTTACTGCCTATTTTGCTTCCACTTACGCCATCACTATACCTTTCATACTTATAAGTATGATATTTGAATCCTAAAGACCCATCAGTTTCAGTAACAATTATGGCTATCCATGTCTTATCAAGACTGCTTTGTGCAGTCCAGGTACCAGGAAGTATTTTATTACTAGCTGTTTGAATTGCGCCCACTGCTGTAGGAATAGCCATTAGTAAGTTCCTATCGCATTGTTTTTAAGCTCTTTTTCAAGCTTCTCTTTAAAGTAGGTAAACATATACTCTGCTTCCTGCATGCTAGAACGGGCAATATTAACTTTCATATCAACTTTAATATTAGTAGTGCCAGGAGTATATCCTGTACCATTACGTACCTTTTCTGCTAATTTAGCTGGAAGGATCATTTCCCCGGCTTGTACCATAGCCATATGCTCACTAGAATCTCCGCCTCCAACTCCTACTTTAGGAACATTGTAAGAACCAGTATGGTAGGTTGGGAGTTTAGCTTTAACTGCGGCTCTAGATGCATCATCAAGATATTTAGTGTATTTTCCGTCATTAAATGTAGACCACTGTTTCCACCAAGAACCCTTATTAGATACTTCATAGGCTGCACGAATGTTAGTCATAGGGTCGTATAACGCTTCATTCTTAGCTATGTCAAATTGTTTTCTACGATTTCTTCCCATGTTAGGGCTTTTAGGATCGTCATCCGTCATGTTGATCTGGAATAGCCCATAAGATAAATCTCTGCCTTTAAAGTTCTTAGCTTTTGCACGGCCACCAGATTCAGCCAACGCTACAGAAAACGCAGTAGATAATCCTTTTCCTCTAAAACCGCCATCATAAAGCATCTTAATAAGTCCTGGTCGGCTTCCGCCAACCATGCCAACTTTATCTCCAGAGACAAGATCTTCTTTATTGTTTACCGTACCAACAACTTTTTTCTTTTTCCCACCACTTGTATCAACTGCTGTATAAGAAGAGCTGCCATCTATCTCGTTACCGGCATTTGCACGAATAGTATTAATATCTAAAGGAGAGCCGGAACTCAATGAGTTAGAAATTAACGTACTCAAGCTTCCAGAGCTTATTGAGGAAAGGTCTTTCTTACTATTTAGGTTTATCCCTGACCCAGCTGAGTCTTTCCACGATAAGTTAGTACCTAAGTACTTGTTAGAGGTTTGCTTAACAAAGTTAAAAGCCTTAGTTACAACATTTTTAATAAAATTGAAGGTTTTTCCAAATAATCCCTTTGGATTTACACGACCTTGGGCTCCAACGCCTCCATTACTACGTACTTCAAAGTGAAGGTGCGGCCCAGTAGAGGTTCCAGCGCCAAATGCGCCTTTCTTACCTCCAGAAAGAGCAATAACTTGGCCAGCAACTACGCTCTGACCGCTGCGAGCCATAATTTTACTTAAGTGAGCATAAAGAGTTGACTTAGAGCCGTGTTTAATAATAATATACTGTCCATATTGGCGGTGTAGACCTGTTTCGGTGACAACACCATCTGCTGCAGCAACAATATTAGTTCCTACGGCAACACCGTAGTCTATACCTGTATGGTTTTTACTAATTCCTGCAGAGGCTCCTGGACGTGGACCAAAGGGAGAGGTAACTTTAGTTCCTGGGGGCACTGGCATCTGTAATGTCTTTGCAGAACCTTTAGAAGGTGTGGTTCCAGATGAGGAAGAGTTATCTCCACCGATACCGCCGTTACATTTGTGCGGCATATTTCCATGGCCGCAGTCATCTCCGCCACCTTGACCAAATAATCGCGATACTCCATAGGCAGCTAATCCGCCTAATGCACCAACACCTGCCATTGGGATTGAACCAATACCTCCGCCAAGCATTGCTCCTAGACCAGCACCTGCTAGAGCATAGCTTCCCATAGTTGCAGCAGTTTGACCAACCTTTCTAAAAGTTGGGCTTACGTGTTTACCGAATGCTTTATCTAAACCATATGTAGCACCCATAGTAGCTAACCCAGCAACACCAAATTTTCCTGCAAGTTTCATATTAGCGGCTTTGGTAGCGGCGGCAATACTTTGTGCTTGTGTCAAGGGTCCCATCACTGAAGGGCCTTTACCAAAAACACCGCCTAAAGCACTTGCCCCAGGTAAAGATTTAAAACTACCGCCCAGCATTTTATAAGTTAACGCAGCACTTCCTACGTTACTAGCCATACCAGTTAATCCACCAAGAACACCGCCTACACCAGGAAGAGTTTGAAGCACACCTTTTAATTTTGCAAGCCCTTCAGTTACAGGGCCAAGTTCTTTTGCCAGATCTGCAAAACCGCTTGTTAACGAAGCGTTAGCATTTACAGCCGTGTCGTAACCACTTACTAGTCCTTGTTGAGTTGCACCAAGAAGTTTGTTTTGAGCAAAGTTATTTCTAAAGTTAGCACGCATAGGGTCATCTTTTGGTACCCCACGGATATCAAGAATTTTATCCGCACTGCTCATTTGTTTTGCAGTAAGATCTTTGTTAGCCATTGCACGAGTACGAATACCTTCAGCAAGTACTGCAAATAGGTTTGGATCCCCACCAGCTGCGTCCATAACAGTCTTATGTGAAGGACTTCCAGGATTGTAAATTAACGCAGCTTGCTCAGCAGTAATCTTTTGTCCACCATACATGGACCTAAAAAGATTATTAATAATTTGGTTGATAGGTAATAATCTACCTTTTGAATCTCTTGTTTGCGTACCGCTACGCATAAATCTCATCGAGTTGATGCTGCCCATCGCACCTGCCATTTGCTGGTTAGTGCCACCAGTCATTGCAGATAGCCCCGCCATTTGAGGCATAATAGTCTTCATGTTGTATGGCGTAGTTGCAAGCATACCTGCTTGATAAGTTAAAGCCATACCAGCTTGGGTAGGCGAACCAACACCAGTAGTTCCACCAGCTAAGGATTTATTAAGGCCGCTTAGAATAGAGTTTGGGCCCATACCACCAGGACCGGTAAGTAAAGAGTTAAGCCCCATCCGCTGTGTTACTGCTGCTGCAGTGTTTGGCATCATGCCGTACATTAGGGCGCCGCCGCCCGCAACTGCTAAGCCAGCACCTATGCCAAATTTTGCTTGGGTACTAAAGTTGCCCATCTTACCCAAGCCATCAGCAACGGAATTGGTTGCGCCTGATCTTCCACCTAACCCAAGATTACCTTTAACAATCGCAGCTTGCTCTTTTAGAAGTTTAGCAGTACTCTTTTCAATTTTAGCAAAGTTAGCAGCTATTTGATCAGATAGTTTTTTTAGCCCAAGAAACCCAGTACTCAGCTGGGCTGTAATCTTGCTGCCTATGTTCCCCCCTACACCCGGAGAATCTGAAGGGCTTTCTAAGTTATTAATGCTCACTATCTCACCACCTTAGGTCTACCAGTTCCTATGTTAATCCACATCATTCTCTCTCGGATTGAAAGAGAACGTATATCTTGTAATGACCACCCAGGAAAATAAAAGCTAAGAAGATTATAGCTTTCTATTACCAGGTCGTATGTAATCTCACTACCGAAATAGATCCGCTAATGTTAGCGGAAGTGGCACCTCCTGGCCACAAGACATACATTCCTTTTTAACTTCGCTTAGTTGTGGGCCGGGGTTTCGTTCAGATAGTTTAGTTAATAGCTCTCTACGATCTTTGATACTCAAATCCCTAACTTGTTGAATGTTTAGGATAGGCATACCATTAATAGAAGAGATACAGCTTTTTAATATTACAGTGTCTAGCTCAGCAGAAGTCTTGTCATTTGAGGAAACTAGAGCTTTTTGAGTAACTCCATTAGGCAATGACAGTACAACCTTGCCGATCTTGCAGTCTACTTCAAAACGTGTTTCTTCACCGTCAAGCTTCTTAACCTCAACATCCTTATCTAGGTCAATCGCAAATATTTGAGATTGCCCACAGTAAGGACAGTTAAGCTCAAGATTTACTTCTGTCCCGAAGGTTATCTTTCGGATAGCTAGTAGAATCATTTCACGGTCTCCCGCTAGTAGTGACTCTAATGTATCCTTGTCAGCTGGCTTATCACCAATCTTAACGGTTGCCCTCTCTAAGATTGCTAATAGAGCTTTTCCTGAATCATTAATCTTTGAGACTGCTTCCTCATCCGCACCAGTTAGTTCCCTAACTTCTGCAGTTGTGATAGCTCCTTCAAACGGGTCAAATAGACCCCCAGGAAGTTCTACCTGAGTATCAGGAGGTAACTGCACTTTAGCCGCTAGGGCTGGGGCAGCTACCTCCTGCTCAGATAAAGCTTCTTCAACTAGTTTGTTTGCTAGGGCAGGATTAGCTGCCGCACTGATTTGTGTCTGTTCTGTAGTCATATTGTTCACCTTTGTTTAGTTAGATATTTTTAGTGCGATTAGTTTCGTTGTGCAGCACGGGAGCCGCCGCCACTGCTAACGTTTGCTCCTGCTACTGCAGGAGCTGCTACATCAAAACCAGCCGCTGAACCAGTTTTTTCATAGCCCGTACCGAAGTGTACATCAAAACCTTCATGTACTAGAGTCATTTCTTCTACCATGAGGGTGTTGCCACCAGCATCTAATCCGCTGTAAGCAAGTGATGTGATCCATGCGTTATACACACGGAAGCGCATTGATGTGTGCTGTGATTCTGGAAGTGTCTGTGTAGCACCACCCGAACCTTCAAAAGCCGCTGGGTTTGGATGACTCAATACTTGAATATCCACGTTGCAACGGAAATCAGCACCAACACCTGCTGATGCACTTGGAGAAAGAACTGAGAACAGTCGCTTCATCCATTTAGCATGCACATCATCACCAAGCATTACACCCTTAGAGAGTGTGATTGGTGAAAATGCAGATTGACCAGGAATCTGGTGTACGTTAGTGTTGTATCCACCTTCACGGTATGCGATAGGCTCAGTTGTTACACTAAGGCCTGATACAGATACAAAGCCTAGGGTTCCAAACTTGGCTCCCCATGATGAGTCTCCGGATTTTAGGCCAGAAACAGGGGTAATTGTTACTAAGAACTTAAAATTACGAACTGGATCAGTCAGTAATGTACTTAATGGGTTAATAGACATTTTATCTTATCTCCTTACGCCTGAGCGTTTCCTGTGAGTTGGCCAAGTTTGATGATAATAAACTCTGCAGGATATTCTACAGATACGCCAACTTCAATGTTGACTGTACCATTTAGGATATCTGTTGCTGAGTTTGTTGATTCATCGCAAAGCACATAGTATGCTTCACTTGGTGATGCCCCACGTAATCCACCACTTTGCCAGTAGTTACGCAAGAACGTTCCCAACGTGATTCGGAGTTGGGCCCAAAGACGCTCATCGTTGTTTTCAAATACAGCAGGGGCACTTAGACGTTCAAGTTCCTTCTTGATGTAGATGATAGAGCGACGTACGTTAATATATCGGTCTTCAGTAGTGTTATTAAGAGTGCGACCACCCATAACAATAATTCCTGAACCTGGGATCTGGCGAATTGCATTAAGAGGTGCAACGCCTGTGTTTAGTGTATCAAGCTCAGCATTTGTAAGCTGCTTTTCAGTAGCTACTGCTAGAGCAATACGGTTGTTGTATCCTGCTGGAGTCTTAAATACTCCACGAGAGGCGTCTGTAGATAGGTACTGACCTACCATTGCAGCACCAGGTGCTTGAAGACGAGTTGCTCCAGGAGCAGCCTTCAATGTGTCTGGAATTACTACCCATGGGTAGTATGCAGCAGCTAGGCCCATTGTAGATGTAATTGATGCAGCAAAAGCCTTTGCATCAGTAACATCTAGTCCTGAAGGCACATCTACTACTGCAAATGAATCTCCACGACCTTCGCAGTATGATATTAGCAATGAGTTAACAGCCGCTGCAGATACGCTTGAAAGGTATACCGCATCAGGCACGTTAAATACTAGAGGGCTGTCAATTGGATCAAAAGCCTCAAAAGTATAATCTCCTTCAACAACTGCGGCACCATCGGCGCCTGTTACCAAAGCTGTTTTAGCAGCAACGGCTGGTTTTGGGTTGACAGAAGCACTTTCTTCGTCTACTGCTTCAACGTAATTAGATGAAGAGTTGATCATAGATACTGCATATCTACGGTCTGTAGATGTCATGCTGAGGTCATCAAACTTCTCAACAAGATTATTCTTGTAGTAGATGATAACAGCAAAACGAGTTGCAGATCCACCTGCAGTAACTTGCACTGCTAAGTCGTTACCCCATACTCCTACATTTGTTGCAGAAATAGTTAGGGTATCTACTGGTGTTCCCGCAGTATCCTTTAGTGTTACAGTTGCTTTAACAGCACCTGTTCCTACGAGTCGCTTTACGTAAAGTTGACGGCCGCCATTAGCAAAAAAGTTATAGGCAGCCCATGTTGTTGGGTAAGCATCTTCTAATCCACCAAAAGTCTTGGTAAATTCTGACCAAGAGTTTAGAAGAACTGGAACCGCAGTTGATCCCTTTGCAAGAGTACCAATAAAGGCACCAGTTGCTGTGCCGTTGTCGGCAAGGGTAATCGTCTGTGGAAGGTCCACTTCTTGGATAAAGACACCAGGTCTACTGTTTGTAGCCATCCGGTTTACTCCTTAATAGTTGGGTATATGTTGTTTTCTATAGGGGCCGAATTGTGGTCAATTTTCCGTAAAGATTGAATCTTGACTGGAGAACGTAATTAGAGGTGGATATAGCACTTGGTACATCTCAATCAAGTTATCACGGAAGAATTCCGAGCTAATTTGAATGGTGTAGACATTACAGAACAAGCGTTTATCTTGTTCAGTAGTATCTCTTTTTGAGAACCCTAGCATATCTAACCTGCGTGCAGTGCCATCTTCAGGTATTGCTATCATCCCAAATCTAAGTGGTAGCCTCAAAGGCCCAAACAATTGCGCCATAATTTGGCGGTCATGTCTAGGTTGACGGGCATAGGTAGTAATTTGATACATTAAATTTACTGGTATTGGATATTGTACTGTATAATTCTTATCTGGGTCTACGCCTTCAGGAACATAGTTTAGGTCAACAACGCCAGCGTGTAGACGCTCTGTAGCCTCATTGATACCAATAAGATCAATAGTTATATAAGGATAGCTCTGCTGTCTAATTTGAACGTCAGGCTGTCCAAACCATACTCCCACAGGACGTGAAGGGTTTCCGGCATCTGAGACAGTCAATCCGGTTACTAGTTTTTTAAGGGCGTTATCTTCATTAATAATGATCGGCATTATTCGGCCTTCCTATTCTTAAGACTTTCTAGAAAAGGACGAACTACTGAATTAGGCTGGCCATACGGAATGCCCTCTTCAAGCATGGCATATTCTGCTTTAATACCATCTGGTGGGATGACATCCCAATGTCCATCTTTAGGTATAACAGTTAATTGAGTGACTACTATAGCGGGCCAACCTGCGGCCGTTGCTGCTGCCCTTAGCTCTTTTGTGTACTTAATAGAATCATTAGGTACATCTATGTTTAGAGTGAATTCAAGAAGATCAGTTAATGGATTCTCTGTCACTTCTTAATTACCTTTGCAAGTAGCGCACCCGAGATAATACCAGCTAGGACGTTCTTTTTCCAAGCGTCTTTATCAAGACCCGCAACTCCACAAAGGAATTCTTCTTTGTCAGCTTCCGTCTCAAGACGAAGTAAACGCTGTGCAAGAATAAACATAATATCCTCCCTAAGAAGGTGTGTAAGGTGAAGCAGCTGGGTTCCGGATTACTCCGGCGTCATAGATAAGAATAAACGAAAAAGCCCCCTTACGGGGGCTAAGTCGTTACTTCTTTTTCTTTGCCTTACAGGCCTTGCACTTACCACAGGTACAAGCCTTGCCTTTAACCTTATCGGCTAGCTTGGAATCGTTCTTTTCATCCTGCTTTTCAAACTTCTTCTTTTGAGCCGGGGTCATGCCCTTCTCAAACTTCTTGTCGTTATGGGCCATTACATACCCTTCTTTCTTACTACAGATGTCTTTTTAGCCTTACCCTTTGAGTCAGACTTTTTAGCAAACTTCTTATTAGCAGCTGCTAGGGTTTTCTCGCCATGCTTGTCTTGTGGCTTCATACAGCCACAGGTAGCGCACATTACTTCTTCTTCTTTGCTTTACATGCCTTGCAAGTACCGCAGGTACAGGCCTTCTTTGATTTTGCTTTTGGGCCCTTGCCAAAACCTGGCTCGCCTTTTTTCTTACCGCATCCACATAGTGCACACATTATTTCTTACCTTTCGTATGGGGGTTCTTTTTATGCCATTTCCGGGTTGCCTTCTCGCCTTCCTTGACGGTCTTGGCCCCAGCCTTCTTGGTTAGGTTAATCTTATCCCATTTTGGGTCATTCTTGCCAGCATGGTCTACTATAACTTCGCCTTTTTTGTTCTTTTTAACATTGTGGACTTTGCCACTAACCTTTATTTTTGACATTCCTACTCCTTCTTTGGGCTTTGAGTTTACCAGGAACTAGAACGCTACCCGGGCAACCTTGATCCAAGAGTTAGTACCAACACAAACAAATAGGTGAGT